ACTAATCCTTTGGCTAAGTCGGCAAGATCTAGACCTCCTAACTGTTTTACAGCTTGGGTAAGGATTAGAATTGCTGTGCCAAATATAATAAAACCAGCTGACACTGCTATTAAGCTTTTAGAACTGGTTTCTAATGCTTTTGAGGTTTGTATTAATATAACAGATAACCCCGCTACACCAACAAGGCCTTTAATTACACCATCCCAATCAAGATTACCCAACTTTTTCATTGCCGATGCAAGTATGAGAACTGCTACAGATAAACCTATCATTCCAGTTGTAATTTGTGTCATCGCTAAAAAACCACGAGGTCCAGTTAGAGTGCTAAACGCTGACATAGCGGCAAATAGTTCTACAAACATTATCGTCATAGCGCCTAATGAAACTGTAAGTTTTTCGGAATCTATCATTGATATGGTTAACAATGCAGCAGCTAGTATGCCAATAGATATAGCAATTTTTAATAATACATTCGATTTTAAATTAGACTGATAAGCTTCAAGACAACCTCTAACCCCATCGAAAATACCAGTAATACCAGATAAGAATCCTCCGGCGCTATCTGTTATATTTGTTAATGAATCTATAAACTTTTTAATTCCATATAATATTGCAGCAAATAAGCCGCTGTTTATGAAATCAAATATAGAATTAAAATTAGCATCGTTTAGCGATTTAAATATACTGTCACTCAATTTACTAAGTATCTCACCGATTGTGGATGCTAGATTGTAGAAGAAAGAAAGGAAACTTTTAAAAGCTTCACCCAGTTTAATTAAGGGTTGAAATCTTTCTTCTATTTGACCAGTGAACTCGTCAATACCACTCATGTCTGGTGCCCTGACAGCTTTAAATGCATTTGCTATCAGATCAGTAAACATTACAATTCCTTCTGCGACTGGTTTTAAGACTTTACCGATGTTTTGAATTGCGACGTTGAATGTATCCGAAGACTTTAATGCATCACGAATAGCAACTATAAAATCTCCAACACCTCCGGTTACCGAAAGAAAGTTACCGGTAACTGGAAATAATGCTTTAACAAGAGAAAGAAGACCTCCAACGATTGCTGTTAAAGCCATCTTACCAATATCAAGAAGAGCGAAGAAACCTTTGAATGTGTCTTTAATGTTTTTAGCAGTTTCGTCTCCTATTTTGAGGGCTTCTGTAAAATTCTTAAGTCCTTCTGTTATAGAGGCTAATTGAGCACCGGTTATCGAAGGAAAGATTTCTCTAAAAGCTTCTCCAATAGGTTTTAAAACTCGTCCTAATGCTTCAAACGAGTTTCTAAACGAATCAATAAGTGCTGCACGACCACCATTGTCTTTCCAGAACTGCAACATCTCATTACGGGCATCTGCTGATTTACCGATGAGGCCGCCGAATACATCACCAACTTCAGTCAAAAGAGCTTTAGCTTCCTCAAAGTCGCCAATAATGATTTCCCAAGTTTGAGCCCAACCAGAACCCGCTGCTTCTTTTAAAGTATCAAATAACTGACTGAGAGTCTTGATATCTTGTGCTGCAGCAAATGCTTTTTTGCCTATGTCTGTTGTCTCATCTGCATATTTACCTAGAGTTTCAACCAACACTTCGGTTGTCATCCATTGGTCTTGTAGAACATCATTAAAATTCCTTGTTGCATTAAAGACATTACCTTTTAGTGTTTTGTACATGCCATCCGCGGTTTTCGTTACGGTTCCTGCGGCAACAGCAGTTTCAAGTAATTGAGTTTTGAATTCAACCGTTGCCATGTTTGCATTTTCGATTGATTTCCAGTCAATGAGTTTAACGTATCCGGCCGAAAGAGCCTGTGCAAAGTTATACATGGCTCTAGAAGCTTCATTTGTGTTTGCACCAGAAACAGCAGCGACGTTACTAACACCTTGAATAGCTGCAACCGCGTCTTTTAACGAGACTCCAGCGTTGGTAAATTTTCCAATGTTGCTAGTCATATCTGCAAATGAATAAATTGTTCTATCAGCATAAACGTTTAATTCATCGAGATATTTATTAACAGTTTCGAGAGATTCGCCTGTACCAGCCATGATAGTTTGAATCGAACCCATCTTAAGTTCGTATTCCGAAAATCCCTCTGAAATTGGTTCTATAGTCAAAGCAGAAACAATTCTTTTTCCGGCGTTAATCGCAGAATTGGTGATATTTGCGAGGGCTGTTACTGCCATGACCTCAAGAGTCGAAAACTGCATACGAACTGATTCTACAGCCCTGTTAAGTCCTGACATACTGTCATAACTTCCGGTCAAATTCAAACTTTGTTTAAGTTTATCAAGAGTTGACATTGTGGCTTTGACATTTGACTCAAATTGTTTATTGTCAAACTGCATCTCAACAACTCTTGAATCGATTGTCCTGCTCATAGCTTAGTAACCTCCCTCCATGCTTCATTTACGATTTTGTCAAAAATAGGCTGGATAGCAGGATTGATGTAGTCTCGCCCCTGTACCCAGCCGCCGTTTCGAGTTCCATGACCATACTGTAGAATAATGGCAATTGGAACTCCATTTTGAATATTTGAGTTATAAAAAGTAATCTTTACTGATCCTTGTTTGTTAGTTATCTCATAACGCCACGAATCAGCTGTGAGACCGGAATCGACAGGTGTTGCAGACGCAAGGGCGGCTACTCCCTCCCGACCATACTTGTCGAGATCTCCGAGACGTACAACCTCTTTGGCTTTTTCCAAGAAACGTGTCAGTTTAGAGAAATCACCCTTTTGTCTAAACTTTATCATACAAAATTCTCCTTTTATAGAAGTTAAGTTGTACCACTGTTTGACGTTGAGACACTTGTATTCTTTGAAATGATATCAACAATAGTCCCTATAGCATCTGATACTGTTTTCAGTTCTTCATCGCTATCTTCAAAAGCAATCTTAATAGCAGCAACGAGTTCCTCCACAGAAATATTTCCGTCATTATTAGAGTCCGCATATACAATCCTCAGCTTGAACTTCTGGTAGATGTAGATAGAGGCAGGGATTATCGCGATGATTGCGCTAGCAATGCTCGAAGCGGTATTGTTGCTCCCATAAATCAGATTGACTGCCGCGAGAGCAAATGCGCCAATAACAGTCCATAGTGTCGCGCTCGTTTTAAATTTTGTAATAATAGTATTCATTATTATCCCCCGTTCTAAATTGCGGGGTTATTATAGTTGCCCCCGCTATCCTGCTTGAAACCAGCAGCCTTTGCTGATTCAAAAGTTATTCCACCCTCTTTGTGATCCGACTTCGCAAGGTTGAGATACCCAGTAAGACCGGCTCCGATGATTACCTCGGCCAGACCGACGGAAGCCGTAAGCCACGCTGCCGTAGAAGTATACTCGTTTCTAATGCAGTAATACATCAGGACGAGAGTCTCCTGTGCGATGATAAATCCAGCAAGCACGACCAGAAGTGTCATTACCTTGCTCCATTCGCGCTTTTTCTTCACAGGCGCGGCGGTTTCATGCTTGCCCCGTTCCATTATACTTTACCCATGAGCTGAGCGAAGCGGTAAAGCACCGTTACAAACTGCTCGCGAGTCAGAAGATCCTCCCACATATAGTTCGGATTTCCGTCCTTTCCGATTCCGCCTCCCGCAATCAAACCGTTTTCAATAGCCCAAGTTCTAGCCTCTTTGCTATATGTGTTACTGTCGTTGTCCTTTAACTCTTTCCGCATTTCCAACCAGAGCTCCTTAAATTTTTCAACATCCATGTCATCATCCTCCGTATTTATTTCAGTATTAAGCCGCTTGTTGACCTCATCTGCGATTTCCCCATGCCGGTTGTATAACCAGTCGCCAGGGCATGATTTGGATGCAAACCACCTGTGTACTGTCATATTCTGTTTATCAATCTGTCCAATTAAATTCTTATCAGCTTTCCACAACAATGCTTTAATGTTGTTTCTCTTACAGATATCCACCAAAAGATCAATCAGTGATGCGTATGCCTTATCAGATACCGGCCACGGATCAGCGGCTACAGTATTGGCCACTTCAATGGTAATCGCCCTGTTATCATTAGATGAAGATGAGGTACACCATGATCGATTGGCTTCGTCAACATACAATGCAATACGTCCATCGCTTCCAATCCCATAATTACTGCTTGCTTTAAGATTTGGGTTGGCGAAAAGATCACCGCATTCCTCAACACTAAGATTTCCAGCCATACAATGAATAGAAATGGTATCGATAATGTGATTACGCTTTCCAGAATTATTCGGTGATAATTTTGTATATGTTACTAGCGAACTATTACTCATTTGTTTATCTCCTTCTTTGCGTATTTTATCCTTTTGTATTTAACTGTTTTCTACGAGCCGCGTTCAAAGCAGCGTTGCGACTCATTATATCTTTCTTACTTCTCTTCTTAGGTGGCTGATTCTTAATATTACAAACTTTAATCAAAGTAAGAAGACGATTAAGATGCCACTTCTGACACTCAAATGGAATATTAAACGCAATCATCCAATAATAAATAAGCTCAGCTGTAACTTGTTCTCTACTTGTTTTACTGGTTTTTTCATCCGAAAAATAAGTTGCTGTCATCGGGGCTCCTATATACTCGTTAATCTCCTTAATGTTTTCGTTAGTTAGGTAGTTATAGACTTCTGGATCAACGTTCTGCGTAAGGGTCATACATTTTATATAATCCAAAGTTTCTTCAAAAGTTTTTTCTTGTTTTGTCAAAAATGGTTTACACCATTTAGATTCCCATTTTGAAATAGAGACGAGGGAATGCTCCAAAGACAGCGTCTGCTCTTTTGTATAGATAAATTCTTGTTTTGCTTCGTCCCATTGCTCAACAGCTGGTATTGTAATTCGAAGCATTCCTCAATCCTCCTTAACTTTTTATTGATGCGTAACCGGAGCTGGTGTTGACTGAGTAGTCATTACTGGAATAATACCGTTCACAAACTTAGCTGCTGCATCCGCATCGGTAGCTAGTTCCATAAATAATTGAGAAAAGGCCTCGGTTTGAGAAAAAGCTGTAGAAAGTTCTTCGGATTTGATAAACCTCTTTCCATCCGGAGATTTTTCACCGTAAGCTTTAAGAATGATCTCTTTGAAAGTCTTAATGATTTTTTCGCTATCCTGTTCAGCAATAATCCTATTGAGCATTTGGGTCATACCACCAGAAATACCCATCTCCATTTCCAAGACCTCTGCCTTAGAAAGATTGAAATAGAAATCCTCAGTCCTTTTATTTCCGTCATAGTCCTCGTAAGTAATGGTTTTTTTCAACATAATAAATTTTCTCCTTTCGATAAATAGAAATAGGGGGGGGGCGCCAGCTATTGAGGACTCCCCCCATTCTAATAAGGTTGTTTAACCTGCGACAGTTGTGAAATTCTTAACTACCGGTGCAAGAGACTGGCCGTAGATGTCGACTACACCGCCGACTGTGACCAGATAAACGGTGCTGCCGGTGAAGTCATCCGTCGGGTTGAAGGTAAGAACTTTTCCGGCGGCATCCCATATCTTAGCGCCTGGGACGATTGTGCCGTCAGCTTCCGTGACAATAATGGCTTCGCGCAGAATCTTGTTATTAAACGTAAGCACTATGTTGGAGTCAAGAGCAACGTCTTCTTCATCGTCATCTGGAGAAAATGAAGACAACGCCAACGCATCTGGAGCAGACGCCTCTAACAGAACAGCAATTTCGTCAGGCAAAGGAAGCCTGGCCTCAGTTTCAGTGTCTCCATACAGAAGGGCTTCTAGAGCAGCCAACTTAGTTTCATCGACCTTAGTAGAGTCGATCGTAATAGAAGCAGTTGGTTTAAATCCTGTTACAGAAACAGGAGTTGTAGTAATTTCCCAAGAGAAAGTGATAGCTTCTGGGCTATCGTTAATAGTGGAATAACCCTTTTCCGAAGGGGCAGCCAAAGCACCATAAATAAGATGTAGTTTGTATCCGTAGTCGGTACCATCAACATCATTACCAAGTGCGGTCTTATAAGAGAGACCAAAGACCTTGCGGTTCTGCTGTCCGATCATGACGCCAGGAGCGATTTCGGCAGAACCATCACACTGAGCAAATTCATCAGGATAGGTATAAGCTTCGATAGTGGCACCGAACTCCTCGGCAGACATAAGATTAAGATACTTGATATTATCAGCATAAAGCGGCGTTACTTCAGCACCAGAAGGACTCTCGGTAACGGATATAAGACCATTCCAGGCAACACCATTAGAATATGTGCCGTCTTCTCCACGAAGATAGAGAACGCCCTGATTTACACCGGTTTCGTAAAAACGTTCACCGGTCTTGTCCCAAACAAGTTTAGACATATTTGTATCCTCCTTTTTAAAATTGTAGAATAAAAACGTCATGGTTGAGGTTATCCGATTCGAAATGTCGATTAAAACGACAGGAAGGTAAAGACGCAACTTTACCAACAATAGGACTATCAGGATCCTCATCGATGACGGTTACAGAATATTTTCTTTGAGATAAATAAACCCCGTCATTTGCAAACGTGTTCTCGATATCTTCTAGACCGTAAACAATGGCGGGGTATTTCATTTTTACTGACTCAGGGGGTTGAAAATACACATTTCGACTTCCGAGTAATTCCTCTAGCAAAGTCTGTAGTTTAAGCCTACTAGGCATTGTATACACCCCCTATAGTCAATATTAGTCTCGGGTACTGAACTTCGACATTTGATATCTTCCATTTAGCACCCATAAACTCAACGTAGCGCATCGAATGAAAATTCTCATTGGCAAACGGATCGGCTACAATGCTGATCTCATTTGCAACATTGATGTTGTCGTTGAGTTGATCAGTGGTCTGAAGTCTACGAGTATTTCGGACAAGTTCACCGTAATACATTTTCTCGGTAATCTCCTCCTTCCACACTCCTGGTTTTGTTTCCACCGTTTCAGCGTAGCCGATTACTCCGTAAAATTTAGCCATTTTGAATTCTCTCCTTTGTTAACCCTGCGCTTCCTCAGTTGTAAGTTCTAAAGCGATAGCAGAGTAAGGCTTAATCAAAGCACCAGAGCAGCGAGTCTCAATAAGATACTTTTGAGCATTGTAGTCGATATCGAAATCGTCGAACATGTTAACGGCTCCACCTTTATCAGCCCCGATATTGTAATCAGTCAAGTTGACGATAATACCCATAAGGCTATATGTAGTGCCATTGTCGTCTCTGCTGAGATTTTCCATTACTGGAACAGTTACGATTTCCTTAACGCGAAGAGCAGTAGCAAGCTTCGAAACAGAATCGTAGATAACTCGACCAGTGGTGTCTTCCATAAGCAGACAATCGGTAAGAACATCCTCAGTGGTATACAAGGTTGGCTCGCCGGAACCCTTGTAATTCTTACGGGATTTAATGGCTGCGCGGATAAAAGCCTTAGCCTTCTCGTCAGCTGTGGCATTAGCAGCAACAGTTACAGGAGCTTTGATAGTATACAGATCATCATCCTTCCAAATAGGACGAATGTTCTGCTCGTTGATCTTATCATCAGAAGAGCTAAGACGACCGTCACCGACAAGAATGGCTCTGGCAATTTCCTCATCAAGCATCATACGCATTTCGGATTTGAGCCAAGCAACAACATCGAAATCCACGATATCCACAACGTCATCGCGGTCCAGCTTCTGCTTCTTATAGATAGTAGTCGGAGTGGTCGTACGCTTCAGCAGAGTGAATACTTCATCCTTCTTCAGATTACCCTTGATGTAACCTTTAGCTCTGGCATCATCCTCTGTAATATCGGCCAGAACAGATTTAATACGGGAGAAGGGAGTGTGATGGACGGAGTTCATAACCTTCTGAACCCATCCCATATCTCTCTGAATGAACTGAGGGATATCTGTAACATTCTTTGCATCAGGGAACAGATAGTCAATCTGCTC